TTACTTCACTTTCCATAGCACCACCGGGCCGGCCGGTGCGGTGTCGACCGCGTTGCAAACCTCCAGCCAGCGTTGCAGGCCGTCCGGTTGCTTGAGGTGGATGCCCATGCCGTCGATGAGGCCGACTTGGTCGAGCATCTTCGCGTCGATCTTGGCTTTCGAGACCGTCGGCGCGCCCATGACCATGCGATCGTAAGCTTTGCGCGCCTTGTTCTCCCACTTGTGCAGGCTGCTGTCCTCGAAGCGGTTGGCTTCGAAGTAGACGGTCAATGAGCCGTCCGGGTTGCCGAAGCCGACAATGCCGGAGCCGCTGCGGATCGCGCTGTTACTGTTGGGATCGAACAGTTCCGACGGCACGAACACGCCCGCGCGGCCGTCGAGATCGGGACGGCCGACCGGCGTGTCCTTGCTGTAGGTACTAACTTCTGAGATGGATTTGGGCTCGGACATGATGTTGTTTTTGGTCTGAAATCTGGAGGGGGTACTACGCAGACATTGTAGCGCCAATACAGTTCCTCATGGCAACATCTACGCCGAAAGTGTGAAAATATTCTTCTGCCGAACACCCTGTGCCACGGCGGTTGAGCCAGCGCACAACCAGTCCAGAAAGGACATGCAAGCCACAACTGCAGGGAAGGCATATCAAGTTGACGGTTGTCTGGAAATAACGGGAACGGTCGTGCCGCAAAAACCCATATAGGAAGGTGTGGGAGGCAACGGGGAAACACAAATTGCAGATGCTGACCAGCTCTAATTCCAGATAATTCAGTATGGAGAGTGAAGAAAACGTAGTAACTACAGTAGGTTACGGAATTCTTTTACAGATAACCAGCAAGGCCCGGTTCAGATTTCCCAGTCAGAACATCTGCCTCCCGACGCGGTGTTGGTTCCCCAGTACATGAGCGAGTTGGTGGCGTTCACTAACCGCGCCGATCCGCCGAAATATGACCTCATCAAGGTTGCGTTGGTCCATCATCGCTTTGCGTGGGCACACCCTTTTGGCAACGGAAACGGACGGGTTGTACGGTTGCTGACCTACACCCTCCTTATTAAGTATGGATTCAACGTCAAGACGGGTGGTCGGGTACTTAACCCGACTGCGGTGTTTTGCAATGACAGAGACCGCTATTACGCAATGTTGGCGGAAGCTGATACAGGTGGACCTGAAGGGCGGGAAGTGTGGTGCATCTTCGGGCGCTTTCCGCAGAGGGGTTCATTCCCGATGCGGTAAACACGCCAAAATGAGGGCCGGCGAGGGCTATGCTTCTTACATGAGGGTCAAACGAGGCAAAAAATAAAAAAGACCCACAAGCCGAAGCGTGTGGGTCTTTGATTACTACGTATTCTTTGGGGTGGCTGATGGGGCTCGAACCCACGACAACAGGAATCACAATCCGGGCGTCAACTTCGAATAGCGCCTTTAGGTAAAGCATATTTGCTCTAAAACTTTCCAACGAAGAGTGCCTAAAACGCACGCGTTTATGCGGGTTCCAGACTATCCGTTGGAAAATTACTCGGTCGCGCGCGCCTTCTTCTCAGTGCGTCGATCGTAGTGCTTGTGCGTCGTGGCCGGGTTTGCATGTGCCGCAAAGTCGTAGGCGTCCGCATCCCGGTTGCGCAGCTTGGTAGTGATCGCCGCCGGCCGCACGTCCTGCAGCGCGAAGTATTCCGAATGCTCCGTGATCTTGTAGCCGTTGTACTCGTCCATCTTCCTGCCGGCCTTGCGCGCCGCGCGGTACTCCGCCTCCCATTCCCCCTTAGCCAATAGCTCGGCGGCAACCTTCGGATCGAACGAAGCGATCCAAGCGTACATCGCATCCGTCCACAGCGAGCCCCAGCCGCTGCGCGAATATGGCGCGCCCTTGGTATTGGAAAAAAGATACAGCCGTTTTATCTCGTGTGTCTGCTCGGCGCGCTTGACGACCGCCCTTAGTCGCGGCGACCACTCGCGCATCTTCGACACCTCTTCCTCGCCCATCTTCCGTTTGGCGCTGATGACGCGCACACCGTCGCGGCCCAGGCCCGACACGTGAAACGGTCGGACCTCGGCGGCGCGGAAGCCGGTCAGGTAGGTGAACATGGCCGCGCAGCCGAACACCCGCGCGCCGGCCGGCTGGCGAAGCGACCACAAGTAGAAGCGCACGATCTGACTGCGCGTCGTCGTGCGCACCGACTTTTCCGTCTTCGTATGCATCATGTCCACGAACGGATTCGCCTCGATCAGCCCCCAGCGCACGGCGTAGTGGCAGATGGTCGACATCAACGACAGCTCTTTCTTCCCCTTCTCTGGCGCACCCTCCTTGGCCCGGGCATCGATGAACTGATACCCGTGGACGGTCTTCATCGCCTTCGGGTCCATGCCGCCGAATGCCTGCATCAGCCGCGCGTACGTCGACTTCCGGACGGCTAGGCCATCCTTGGATTGGTCCCGGTAGTGAACCGGGGCCACCTCATCGCGGAATCGCTCGATGAGCTCCCCGGTCGACTTCGCTATGACCTTCCCCTGTCGGATATCCATCGCCTGCCGCTTGGCGGTATTCTCCGCCTCGTTGATCGCCTGCCGGTCCCCGAGCGGCGCGCTGGCCAGCGTCTCGCTTTTTCCGTCCGGGTGCTGGTAGTAGAACGACACCTTGCGGGCGCCGACGTATTTGTACAGGCGCTCCACGCTGGTCTTCTCCTTACGGCCGGCCTTTGAAATAGGGTTCGTCGGAGAGTTTGGTAGAGGTTTTTTCATCGGTGATTCCCATCTTGCGATCGTGATATGCGCGCGCCACCCTCGGCAGTCCGCTTGCTCCAACCTCGTATTTCCACTTGTTTTCTTTGAGCCAGGCAATCATTTTGCATCGCTGATTCGGCTTGCAGTCGACCAGATCCGATAGCTCGTCGGCACTCAAGTATCCGACGTGGCTGGTGGCGCGCGCCCGCTCGACGGCGCGGGCCGTCATATCCTCAACCAGCTTGCGTAGCGCCTCCCTTTCTTCGGGGCTGTTGTTCATTTTTATGCTCCAGTGGTTGGTGGGGTAGTGGTGGCGACCAGCTGCAACTTCGGCTTGACGCCCAGGTTGCCGAACAGGTCGGTCATGATCTTGTCGGCGGCCGCGCGGCCCTTGGCGGTGCTGGACATGGTGATGACGATCTCCAGGTGCACACTGTTGAATAGCGGGCCGTTGGCGCCTTCGTCGCGCCGGTGCGCCGCCGAGTCTTCCAGGCAGTGGCCGGCGATGATCAGCACCATGCCAGCGCCGGGCCGGATCTCCGCGCGGTCGGCGACGTTCACGTTCAACAGGTCGAGGCGCTGCTCGAGCGTGGTAGCCGCGTCGATCTTCGGCGCCATGTCCAGCAACTCCCGCCCCAGCTCCCGGCGCCGCTCCAGTTGCGCGCTCCAGTGCGGCTTAATGCCTTCGTGGCGCGCCCGGTAGACTGTTGCGCGCGCCTGGTCAAACGGCGTCCCGGCCTCCAGTCGCCGCGCCGCGCGCAGTAAGGTGGTCATCGTATCGCCCCTGACGTCGATAAGATCTTGCCACAGCCGAATCTCGCGGCGCAGCCGCAGGAAGCTGCTGACGATCGATTTTTTATTCATTGCTCAAGTCCAATCCAATCAGCTAGCGTCGTGGACAATTCCAGCAACGCGAAAAATTCCTCTGGCCCGCCGATGCGCGCGACGACGTCGGCGGCCAGGTCCTCCATGACGCCTGTCAAGCGCCGACGTTCCGCCAGCAGCAGCACCAGGTCAGCGTCGACGAAGCCGGCTCCCATGGCTGCCATCAGCACGGTGGACAGGACTGCGGCGGCGCGCGCCGTCTCCTCGGCGTCGAGCAGGCCCAGGTGCGGCGCGGCGGCCAGCGCGATCACCGCTTGCGCCGCACTGTCCGCCAGCGTGCTGCCGGTCAGCGCCTGCATGCGCATCGCGGCGCTCACCGCGCACCTCCGCCGACCAGACGCAAGGTTGCCGGCCGCCGCTCCGGATGCGCCCGCGCGCGGCGCGCCATCTCGTTGCGCATTTCATCCTTGGCGCGCTGGTCCATCATTCGAAAATCCGCCAGGATGCGCTGCTCGTCGGCCGTGAGCGCCGGCGCCGGTGGTGCTGACATGCGCTTCATCGCGCACCTCCGACCAGTCGCAGCGCTGGCGCCGCGTGACGTGGGTGCGTCGCTACCATGCGCGTCAACTTAACGATGGCCTCTTGCTGCCGGCGGTCGTCCAGCGCTGCGAACAACTGCGCGACCCGCATCTGCATCGCCGTGAATTCGGCCGCCGGCGCTGGCGCCTCACGCGGTTTCTTCGGCGCATTCATTGCGCACCTTCAGTCTGACGGTTCACGGAACGACGTCCACGCTTTGGCTGGGCGAGCCCAGGGATCGAGGCTTTGAACGCTTGGAATTTCTCGTCAGCGCACGCGACCGCGTAAAATTTATAGCTCATATTCGAATCAGCTATCCCCCTGGCGCTGTTACGATAGGCGTACTCGGCCAACTCCCTTGTTTTGCGTTTCAGTTCGAAATAGAAGAAACTCTCGCCGATCACTTGCTGGCGCAGACACCACCAGTCGACATCGACGAACAGCTTGCGAGGGCCCCTCGCGCCGTCGGGGCGCTCCCTCCTCATCCAATATTCAAACTTACCTGCGTCCCAATGCACGTTATCGTAGGCCTCCGGCCATTTCATATTCGCTGGAATGATGCCTTCAGACTCCAGCATGGCGCGCGTGCCCTGAAACTCGGTGATGCCGTATTTGCCCAAGCGGATGGTCATTTCTGCCGGCGTAACCACTGGCGCGTTCATTGAGCACCGCCTTCCAGCTTCGTCAATTTCGCCTCGAAGTCGCGCTGCTCGGATTCGAAGCAGCCGGCCATCTCGTTGATCAGGATGTCCGTTTCGTTCGCGATGTCGCGGATCAGCGCGAGACGCGAATTGCATGCGTTCGCATCACTGCACGAAAACGCGGCCAGCACGCGCAGCGCCTGGACCATCGGCATGACGCGCTGGTTCGCCCAGGACGCGGCCAGCGCGGCCAGCTCGACTGCCTGGTCGGCGAGGACTGCCGCCGTTTCCGGTACCGGCGCCGGCGCGGCCGCCTTCTTCACAGGGGCGCTCATGCTGACACCTTCGAGTCGAGTTGGTCGGCTGCGATGCAGATGTCGGTGGCGATGTGCTCGCAGATCTCGGCGACCATATTTTCAAGGTGACCGATAGCGTTAGGGCTCAGCGGCGCTTCGCTCTTCGGTTCGTTGGGGTTGTACGTGTCCTCGATCACCGTGTTGTTGGCGACGATGCGCATCACAGTCGCCATGCCGTAGCACATGGCCGATATTTTGTTCAGCCGCTCCAACTGCGGCGTCAGGTCCACCTTGGCGATGCGCGCCGCTTCGATCACCGCCGGGCTGAAGGCGTGATATTTCTCCTCGTAGATGGATTGGCGCAGCTTTGGCGTCGCCAGCAGGGCTGGGTCATTCGGACGGGCGCTCATTGGGCACCGCCTTCGAAATCTTCGAGGGCGAGACTGACGGTCACGGCCGATTCCTGGATCATGACCGCGTTGCGATAAGCGGACCGGAAAAGGGCGTCGAGGCGGGTCAGGGCTTGATGGGTGGACTCGTCGGCGACAACGATATCGCCGAGAATCTCCAGAGCCATGCCGGCCAGCGTCTGCGCGGTGAGGGCCTCGTCTTCGATATCGCCGAGGTGCTGGCGCATGACGGCGAATTGCAACGATGCCAGAGTAGCATTTTCTGCTTGCTCAACTTGGGAACTGGTGTTAACCTTCGTTTTGTGGTTCATATCTTCTTTCAAAAGGGTGTGTTGATCCACGCGGCCTCGGAGCTCTCACCCTCCGTGGCAGACGTAGCCTGGACTATCCAGGGCGGTAAAAATGACCCGGAAGGCTGGCTCTCACCCCAGCCTTCCGAGCAGTCATCAGATTCAAAGCCTGCACGCGTAGGTTGCCCTCAGCATCGGCTCTTTACCTCATATTAATTTCCTCTGGCCTCTCTGCTTTCCTTCTCACGCGTCATTGCTTCGCGGACGATTTCAAGCAGTTCGGCATTTACACTTCTGAAGTTCTGCTCCGATCGCTCTCGCACCCATTCGAACAGGGGCATCGGGAGCCTAACTTGGCCGCGCCACACTTCGACACTTTTTCTCTTTGGCATTATCACGTCCTTTTTTATGGCTCATAGCCAGTATTAATATAAGCCATCACGAAAGCAGAAGCAAGTCAAATGTATGGCTCAATGCCATCATTTATATTGCGGCTAAAAGCCAGTATCCTTCGGGGTTATGACATCCGAAAAAACAACACGCAATGCCCAGGTTGCCGAAAAGTACATAGTTCGGTTTCCTCCCGGGATGCGCGACAAGATTGCCAGAGCCGCCGATAGCAGCGATCGGTCGATGAATGCAGAAATCATTCATCGCCTTGAAAGTTCGTTCAGCGTCATCGTCGACGAGGTGAGTCTGATGACCGCACTCAAGGTCCTGAACGGCTATGCTGCCAAATTTGACTGCACCGTTTCTCTTAGCGTATCGAGCACGCCGCTACAGATACTCTCCGGCGCTATCAAGAGCGGGACCCTGCCAGCCGACGCGACCTTGGATGATCTGAACGATCCGACCGAAGCAATCGCTAGACTTCGCGCTCAGCAGCTCGCGGAAAAAACTACCTCTACACCTGCTAAGCGACCCCGCGCGCCGAAGCCGAAGGGCTAGCTGGTAATCAGCTGCAACTGGCCGCCGGCGCCTCGCACAGCTTCGCGCGCAACTTCGACCACCGACTCGTACCAGTTAATCTGATCGCCGACATGGTGGTTGTCCGCCTGGAACGGACGAGACTCGCCGTGGGCGGCGCCCGCTTCGGTGAGGACGTAGCCGCTCTCGCTCTTCCGCTGCAGCCCCAGGTCGATCAGGATCGTATTGATACGGATCGGCGACAGCTTCGGCGCAAAGCGTCTGCCAATCTCGGTTGGGTTCAGCTTGACGGCCTTCTCCAAGGCCTCGACGGGCAGCGCGCTGCCGAACAACGTCGCCGGCAGGCCGGTGTGATCCTCGATCATCCGCAGCTTGATTGCGGCCACCACGTCGGCGCGCGCGCCGGGCACCTTCGCGACCATGTTGCCGATAAAGTCGATGGCGCGCGCGTCGGCGAGCGACGAGGACAGCGCGGTGCGCGCGCGGCGCGGCTTTGCGACCGGCGCCGGTTTCGCAAAGTACGATTTCACCAGCTGCCGCTGCACGTCCCAGGCCAGGTCGTCGGTGAAGGATTTCACCAGCATGCTGTAGCCGGTCTCGGTCAGCATGATCACATCCTCGTGCGCCATATTCGAAATGGGGAAGATTTTGTGCGTACGAATTTCGTCCGCACAAACTTTTGAAAAATCTTCACCCTCGATCAGGCGTTTCTTATGCTCGTTGAAGTTGCGGCGCGCCGTGTCCTTCGGCCGCTGGTGCACCGCATCCATCATTGCCAGCGTCAGCACGCGGGCGCCGTTGTATTCGATCGGCACCAGTTGCACGCCGGCGATTTCTACCGGCGCGGCCGGCGCCGACTGCTGGGCTGCCAGCAGCAGCTCGTGCGGTTGGCGGGCGCTCATGATGGCTTCCGTTCGATCACGCGCGAGCCGGCGGCATCGTGCACCGTCAGCGGCGGTGCCTGGCGCAGCATCGTGCCGTCCGCCTGCTCGTAGTACTTGGGCACCTTCTCGAACATGCCGCCGGGCGCGAACAACTCATCGAACAATCCGTCCGACGCGGCCTTGCCTTCAGGCGTACGGAACATCACGCGGTGGATCTCGGCGTTGACTGCGGTGTGCAGCGGACGGTCATTCCATTCGTCGTTGCGATGCTCGGCCGAATCTTCGACGCAGTGCACCGCCATCAAGTACACCATCCCCAAATCCGCGTAATCAAATTTATCCAGGTCGGCGCGGTCGGCGCGATTGCAATTGAGCAGTTCAAGGCGCTCGTCCAGCGTTGTTCCCCTGTCGATGCTCGGCGCCAGATCAATGAGCGAACGTCCAATCGCTTCTTGCATCCGTTTGAGAGAGTGCATGAATTCGGTGCTCTCGGCAATCCACGCGTCCAGCTGCTCAACTCTGTGCGAGTTGAATGGGCTGGCGCCGAGCTGGGCCTTGGTGCGGCGCGCCGCGCTCAACCGCCATCGTTGAGTTTCGATTTGCGTGTGCGCCGTGCGTGCATTCCGGCGCATTTGCAGGAACAGCACCCTGGGCAGCGCGTCGCCGAGGGCGACGCACTTCTCCAGAATTCTGTCTTCCTCGCTTTGGGTAAGCAGAGGCTGTGGGGCGGTGGCGAGAATGCTCATTGTGCTGCTCCTTCTGGTTGAAAATCATTGATCAAGGCGATCATCGCGGCGTCGCCGCCGACGGCCGCTGTCACCTCCTCCGCAAGCTGGATCGTGTGTTTGGACAGCTCGCGGTTGGACAGCATGGTGACGAAGATGTCAGCCTTGCCGAAGCCGGCCGCAGTCGCGCGCGCCAGGATCATGTCGACGTGCTCGCGCTTGCCCGGCACCAGCGGCTCGCCGGGCCAGTAGGCGCTGATCGCCATCAGCAGGAGTCCGTCGGGCGCGCTGGTGCGGAAGTGCCCGCCCATGGCAGTGAAGTTGTAGCGCGCGCTCATGCGGCGCTCGCTGCGTGATCTTGACGTGGCAGGCACCCGGTGGCGTGAAATTCCGCGCCTGCCGCAATAGCGCGGCGCCAGATGGAATGGCCCTCGACCATCCCGCCATCGAAGGCGTCGTCGCCGGCGCTGCCGACAGGGTACGGGCGGCTGATGGGAGTGCCGTCGACACGGAACTGCAGCGCGGCGCGGGCGCCGGCCCGGTATTCGTCCGATCGCGGGGCGCGCAGTTCGTGGAACGCCGAGGCGAGCATGGTGTCGACCTCGATGGTGTCCCAGCAGGTGTCTACCCCGCCGGCGCACTCAATGGCGTCGAAGGCCAGATCCAGCGCGGTCGACGTCAGGGCGCCGCGCTCGATGTACCTGTCCAGCAGGGCCGCGTCCTTGAAGCCGCCGGCGACAGCTGCCGCGACGAGCTTTTGCTGGGTGGCGACGGTGTGTGCCTCGACGCTGGGCTGTCCGGCCTTGCCGAACAAGAAGACCATGACGGCGACGAACTCGCGCCGGTCCTCGAAGGGCATTTCGTAGCGGCTCAGGTCGGTGATGCGTTTCAACTTATCGTCGTCGACGCGGTAGGTCGCCAAGACGCCGTTGACGTTGGTGAGCGTGACGAGGGTCGCGCCGTTGATCTCGCGGACCTCGCTGGCGTCGCTCGGTTGCTCGCGGCCGATGCGGGCGCGCTCGATGAGCTGGTCGGCGCGGCGGGCGGGTGGGGTGGCGCTGGTGGAAGTGGCGGGCATATTCATCCTTTGGTGTACTTGGCAGTAACCAAAGTATTGCAAATGTACTCAAGAAAAACAAGTACATTTGCAATATCGTGTATGAATAATGACTATCGGTATAAGTAATTCAATAGTTATTTTATTTCATGAGCTCCGAAGAGCTGAGGACTTGAGCGGTAGATGACTCTGCCCAAACATATCAGGGTGGGAATTTTCTCCGGTGGGACATCAATTTTTTCATCCAAATATTTATACGTTCGCAGTCTCAACCCTCCATCGGGAAGCCAACTGACTTCCCGCACGACGAGCTTATTTCCAGGAAAAAGATACGCAAAAATATTCCCGCCATCGCGAACATCCGTGTCGGCATTGTTAATAATTACCCAATCCCCGGAAAACAAATACGGTTCCATTTCCGTTCCCTTCACCTCTACGAGGCGGCAGTCGGCGGGATCGGTACGATGGTGCTCGAAAAACGATTTATCAAACAGAGCTGCGCCCGGGCGGACAAAGGTGTAATGAATGTCTGTGTCGCCATATACGCCCATAAGAGGCTCGGAAAGATTCAGGGATATTCCCTGACGCGTCACCGAGAAGTGAATTTGTGCGAGGTATTCCTCCCTGGTCGTAGATGGCTCTGGCGTCCCTTTCCCGGCGAGCAGCCACTCTACAGACACTCCGAGCGCATTTGCCAACCGGAAAGCAAACTTCGTTCCGGAGTTTCGCCCTGATTCAATCTGGGCGATTGTGGATTGTGAGACGGCAGCGCGAGTGGCCAATTGAGACTGGGTAAGCCCAGCTTTTTTTCGTGCAACGCTTAAGCGTTCTTGAAGTGTGTTCATAGTGTGATTGTAATATTGCGCATAAGTGGAATGGTACTTGAATTCCAAGTACAAATGCAATAAAATATTACTTATGAATGCAAACCTCCTCGTCCGCGAACTCATCGCCATGGGTCTTACCCAAATGGAGATCGAACGCCGCTCTGGCATCGATCAGTCAACCGTTTCCGCGCTCAACACCGGCAGGTATGGCAAAAGGACGCCATACACCACGGTCTGCGCGCTGAGTAATCTGCTCGAGTCGGTGAAGGCGGAAGCGGCTGCTACCACCACCAAGCCCGCCCAATGACCACCACAGCGCCGCCGGCGCGCCGCCTGACCCCCTCCTCAAATCTGAGGAGGCCCCCAACACCACCGAAAGAACTGCCATGACCACACCCGATATCAGCGCCGCCATCGCCAACGCGCGCGACGTCTACGAATCCGTGCCGAACGCTGGCCAAGTGCTCGACTACCTGCAGGCCGTGCTGCAAGCCGATGCCGATACCCGCGCTGCTGCTGAATGGCGCGAGCGCGCGCTGAAGGCCGAGGCGGCGCTGGCCGCGCGCGGTACGAACGAAGGCTTCATGACTGGCACCGGCCACGGCCCTGTACCGGCGGGGCTGGTGGTGGGCGGCTCGAACTGGATCTTCGGCCAGCAGGCCGCCAGCGCCGCCTTTGACCAGGCCGCCGCCAAGATGGCCGCCGAGTCCGCCCAGATGTCCGCCGATGCTGAGCGCATGGCCGCGCGCGCCGCCACCGGCACCGTTGTCGCCGACCTGATGCTGACGATCGACACCAGCGCCATCGACGCCGCGCTGGCGAAGGTCGAGCAGCTGAAGGCGGCGCTGGCCCAGTTGTCCGGCACGGTCACCTTGTGATCAAACGCGAACCTGAAGGCCTGGGAGGCCTGGAGTAACTATGTCAAACCCCTGGTTCCGCATGTATGCCGAGTTCGCGCATGATCCGAAAGTGCAGATGCTTTCCGAGATCATGCAGCGGCGTTACGTGATGATTATGTGCATGCGTTGCAGTAACGCGCTCGTAACGTTACAAGAAGAGGAAATAGCGTTTCATCTGCGTATCACCGCTGCCGAACTTGCCGAAACGAAGGCGCTTTTCGTTGCGAAGGGGTTCATCGATGAGTGCTGGGACCTGCTGAACTGGGACAAGCGCCAATTCAGCTCAGATTCAAGCGCACAGAGGGTGAAAGCCCATCGCGAACGCAAAAAGGCTGCCGAAAAGAAGGCGGGAAACGTCGATGTAACGTTACGGAAACGGGAAGCTAACGCCCTAGATACAGATACAGATACAGATACAGATACAGATACAGATACAGAGCAGAAGCAAGTGCTTGTGCCCGTTCCGGCTGCCGCCTTGGCCCAGTCGGAAAAAACGGCCGAACCGAAAAAGCCCCGCAAGCCGACGAAGATCCCCTTGCCTGACGGGTTCGTGCTTTCCGATGCGGTCAAGACCTGGGCCGTTGCCAGGGGCCACGAGAACCTGCAAGCGCATTTCGACTCGTTCGTCGGCAAGGTGCGCGCCAACGGCTACTGCTACGTCGACTGGGACCAGGCGCTGCAGAACGCGATCCGCGACGACTGGGCCAAGCTCGGGCAAAAGCAGCTCCCGATGACCGGCGCCGCCGGCCCGCCGCCGCGTCCATCCCGACACAGCGGCTTTGACAAAATTGACTACTCGGAAGGAATTGAAGATGGACGCATTACCTGAACGCGCGGCACCGATCTCGATCAAGCAATCGGAGAAGCAGGACGTCTGCGACAAGCATGGCGAGTTCACCAGCATGGGGTTCCAGATCGGCCGCACGATGCGCTGGCAGGGCTGCCCAGCGTGCTCTGAGGCCTTCCGCGTCGCCCAGGCCGAGGAGCAGGCCAAGGAAGCCGCAGCAGCAAAGCAGCGCAATCTCGAAACGACGCTCAACCGCTCGGGCATCCCGCTCCGGTATAGAGCGAAGGACTTCTCGACTTTCGTCGCCGACACCGACGGCAAGGAGAAAGCGCTGGCCGCTGCCATGGAGTTCGTGAAGAACATCGATCAGCACGCGGACAGGGGCACCGTGATTGTCTTCTCTGGCCAGCCCGGCACCGGCAAGAGCCATCTGGCCATTGCCATCGGCCAGGCGCTCATGGAACGCGGTACGGTGCTCTATACGTCGGCCATCGACGCCGTGCGGATGATCCGAGATACTTGGCGCCGGGACTCGCCGAAGACTGAGTCGCAAGTGCTTGAGGCGCTGTCCTCGGTCGGCCTGCTTATCCTGGACGAGGTCGGCGTGCAGTACGGCACCGAGGCCGAGCAGGTCAGCTTGTTCGACATCATCGACAAGCGCTACCGCGACATGATGCCGATGATCCTGCTGACGAACCAGAACAAGGCCGGCATGAAGTCGTTCCTGGGCGATCGCAGCTTCGACCGGTTGCGCGAGGGCGGGCAGTGGGTTACGTTCGACTGGGAATCACACCGTGGGAAGACGGCTCCGTGAGCGGGGGTAGCAACCTCACGTTGCGCGTACAGCGCGCGCTGGTCGAGGTGGTAAGTCATCGACTGCAAGGGCATCGTCTTGCCGCCGCCGCCGGCGCCACATCGCGCGAGTTCAACAAGCGCGCCGCCGACATGGTCGCGCGCGGCGTTATCTCGCGCGAGAAGATCCGTGATGCCGGCCATGCGTACTACTGGTACAGCTTGAGCGATGCGCAACTGGCCAAGGCAAAGCTGCTGATTGCGCTTGCCGGCGTCGATCAGGCGGCTGACGCAGCGCTGGTCGTCGAGGAAGTCGATCTACCTGGCCGCTTGTCATTTCTGCGCATGCTCCGCGATCAGACGGTCTTTGGCAGCCATGTGGCACTGTCGGCGATCATCGGTGACTACGAGCGCACGGCAAGATTACGGCGAGCAGCAGGGTCGTGAACATCAGCACCAAGCGCGGCACAGCGCCCAGCACCACCAACCAAAACGACAGGAGCAGCAAACGATGGACCAAGAAATTAAACAAGTGCAGCGCCGGCTTCCATTGAAGCGGGCAATCTGTACAGCGATCAGCTTTGCGTCCACCATGATCGTCGGCTGGTACGCCGGCTACGACATGCTCGAACGCGGCTGGCCGCAGGCGACGTTCCTGATCGAAGCGTTCGGCGTAGCGGTGATCGTCTGGATGTGCCCGATCTGGCCGAAGGAGCAGCGCAATGGACAATAACGGCGAGCTGCTGGCACAGATCGGCGCCACCGAGACAAAGCGCGCGAAGCTGACGCTTGGCTGGCGCGGCGCCACCACCAGGCTGCCGGACGTCACGTTCGTCGAGGAGCTGCCGGCGCCGCCGGTGCGCATCGTGGCGGCGGCCGCGCCGGTGCTGCGCATCGATCCGTGGACGAAACCGGATCCGGTCGACCTATGCTTGCATCTGTGGAAGTGCTGGATGGCCGGCGACAGCGACCGCGACCTGGGTGCGAAGACGATGCGCGGCCTGAGCGGCGAGGGTGATGGGCGCGGGCTCGACCCGCACGAGGCGCAGCAGGCCAACGACATCCGGATCGCGCAGGCCACGAACGCGGCAATCGACAGCATGGCGCGCCTGCACGTGTGGGCGATCTACCGCGCCTGCAGCCTGACCACCGTCTGGCGCTTCCCGAATGCGTCGCTGATGGACGTGGCCGCCGAGGCTCGCGGCGAATTAGCAACGAAGCTGCGCAAAAACATTTGCACGGCGGTTTTGTTCTGATACTATATGCACATAGGCAAACTCCGTTCGCCTTGAATTAAGTTCACCGCGCACCGATTGTCGCGGGAGCAAGCCGCCCTAGAGGCGGCTTTTTCTATTGCGGCGCCACTTTTGCGAGGCAGCCATGCCCAGCACGATCAACCCGAGCAAGCAGCTGGTGCGCGACTACCTCGATGCGCGCACGCGGTCGGACGACCCGCCGCCGACGTCGGACGAGATCCGGCGCCAGCTTGGCTGGGACATGCTGTCGGCGAGCCAACAACCAGACCGCGCCGATCGCGACTGAGCACCACAAAATTCGCCGCACCTGCGGTAGCCCCGACGTTACGACTACGGCAAGAGTGCAGGGCGGCAAACGAGTACCCGCATGGGACTTGAAGTCCTCGCAAGAGGCCGCGCGCCTGGCATGGTATGGCGCGTGTCAGCAGCAATCGCGGTTCAGGCCTGGGAGATCCCGGGCGCCGCTCCAGTACGGATGTGAGCCGGATATTGGTTTAAGCCGGCGCGGACTGTAAATCCGCAGTGTGCTCGACACGGTGAAGGTTCGATTCCTTCCGCATCCACCAGTTTCGAGAGGCCTCAATCGCGAGAAGGGGCTTAGTAGCCAATACGCGGATAAAAGCCAAGAAGGTCCGTCCCTCTCGGAATAAGCACGCGGACACGCCAAGGTGGCAAGCCGGCCTTCCAAGCCGTGCCAGTAGGGTTCGACTCCCTATGCCCGCTCCAAGTTTGCAGATGTGGCCGAGGGCCGGAGTAACCGCGTTCTATCAACGGATGCGACCGGCCGTGGCAAGGCGCCCGGGGTTAAAGCCGGGAAATCGCAGGTTCGATCCCTGCCATCTGCTCCAGAGTCTCCCGTCCATTGCCCTATGGACCTTCGCCGCCGGCCGCATCACTGCGCTGGCGGTCTTTTTATTTGAGGTGGTCGCATGTACGACATCGGATCGGCCATCATCGGCCTTTGCATCGCCGGCGTGGTGTTCGGCGCCATTGCTGCGACGACCGCCATCTTCGCCCTGCCGTGGCTGTGGTCGCTGGCAAAGCCGGCGCTTAGCGCGATAGTGGGCTGATCATGCGAAACATCGTCCACTCTTCGGAAATCTACCCAGCCCTGCAAGCTTTGCTCGGCCTGCCTGACCACTGCATCTCGTTCGAGCTGCGCGTCAGTAGCGGAGAACCTGGTGTCACCGTCGCTTGCGAGCACTACGTCGCGCTCGGCGTGCCGGGCCTGAAGCAGTTGGAGCGCACGTTCAGCGAATACGAGCTGGTGGCGCGCGAGCAGCCCCAGCCAGCCAAGGTCGAGAACTTCGATGCGTGGATGCGCGAACGCACCGACGCCGCACACGCTGCCTATATGGCCGGCCACGCGGCCGGCGGCGTCGCTTACGGTGCGCCATGAGCTGGCCCGCCTTATGGTGCGCACTCTTCGGGCATGAACTGCACTCGACCGAGCCAGGCCGTTGGCACATGTGCTCGGCCACGGCCTGCTTCAGATGTGGCGCTACCTTCGCCGGGACCATTCATCCACCAGTGCCGCCGCGTCGGCCAGATCCACCAAAGGACGTGACCATGCACGTCATCTACACGAGCGCGCCACTCACCGTCGACGAAGTCACCGCGCTGCGCCAGTCGGTGCGCGCGCAGCTAGACGATGGCAAGGAGGTGGTCGCGCTTCCTCCCGGCTGCATCATGGAGCTGCTGCACTCCTCGAGTGAAGTCCCGAACGACGCGCGCGCAACCAAAGAGGTGGCCGATGAGACCGTCCGTCGTTATAAGGCACGGCTGAAAGAGCTTGGCATCGAGGTTCCGTCGATTCCGCCGCCGCCTGTTCCGCCGCCTACCCGAATCATGCATGGGTACGGCGTTGAGACCAAAGCCAGTAAGGCCGCGACGTTGGAATGGCGCATACGCAATACGGTGGCACCACCTATGCCGCCACGACGCTGAAAGCCTGGTCAATTGGAGAAGATATGAACTGGATACGGAAAGCGCTGCATGCGATAGCGCGCCGAGTGCGCCCTTCGATCATCGATCGCATCGCCATCAAGGTGGACGTCGATTTCGACAGGTCGGGTATGGATGCGCTGAACGCCAGCACTGCCGACCTGTACGCGCGCTGGACCGATATCACCGCCATGATCCAGGCAGGCAAGCCCTTCGGCATCGCGCCGGTTAGTTCTGTTGTGCGGCTGGAGGCGAGGGCAGGTGATGCCCTTGTCCTTTCTGTACCGACTTTGTTGCGCCCTGAGCAGCGTCGGCTACTGGCCGAGAGCATGGGTGCGGCGTTCGGGAAAGGGCCGCGCGTGATCGTTCTTGATGGTGGCGCGACTATTACTCACGTTGTGGCCGCTGCGTTGCCGCCTGCCGAAGAGCGCACGATCGTGAGGCGCAGCAATCGCGCCCCCTTCAAGGAACTGCTGGACGGCCTCGAAACACGAATGTCCATCGTCGCCTACAAGCTTTGGTTGAAGGGCGAAGGCGCTGTATGTGAGCACGACCATCAGCCCGACAGGTTTGGCCGCCCAGGTCAGTATATTTGCACATATTGCCGCGACATCAAGAACGCGGCGCCTGCTGACTCGGCTCCATAAATGGCTTGGTCAAAGGAATCCCGCCAGTCGCGCGGCTACGGCGCCGCATGGGACCGAGTCCGCAAGGTGGTGCTGAAGCGCGACTTCGGTCTGTGCCAGCCATGCCGTCGGCGCGGTCTGGTCACGATCGCCACGGCAGTCGACCACATCGTCAGCAAGGCGAAGGCCGCAGCCTTGCGCTGGTCGCTGGCGCGCATCGATGGCGAGGGCAACCTCCAGGCGATTTGCAAGGATTGCCACGACATCAAAACCGAGGAAGAGCAGGGCAAGACGAAGCGAGAGAAGTCGGTGCCGGGTGAAGATGGCTGGCCCGTACCGGCACCGCGTCGCACGTCGGATTGATGCTCTGCGGGAAACATTTCACAGGTGCAACTGGTAGGGTGGTTTGAGAGTTCAGAGCAACATTTTGTAAGGACCGGCCTCTCCCTCTTTGTGCACACCCGCGAAATGAAAATATTTTTCTAGGACGAAAATCATGGCTGGCCGACGACCCAAACCGACCGTGCTGAAGTTGGTAGAAGGCAACCCCGGCAAGCGCGCGATTAACAAGACAGAGCCGAAGCCGAAGCGGGAAATCCCGTCGTGCCCGGCGCACCTCGACGATTCGGGCAAGGTTGCCTGGGGCCGGCTGTCCGTGCTGCTCGATCGCATGGGCGTGCTGACCGAAGCCGACAGCTTCGCGCTCGAGCGGCTTTGCGATTGCTACACCGACATTCTCGAATGCCGGCAGCTCATCGCCAGCGACGGCCGAACCTACACGGTCGAGACGCAGACGGGCGAGATACTGATCAAGGGCAATCCAGCTGTCGCGCAGCTGCGCGCCGCCGACGCCCAGTTCAAGAGCTACCTGATCGAATTTGGATTAACGCCGGCAGCCCGGTCGAAAGTGAATGTGACCCCCGATGGCGACGACAAAAAAGACCCGCTCGCCGAGTTCTTCGGCTGACGCGGTCACCGAGTACGCGCAGTCGGTTGTAGACGGAAAGCGAATTGCTGGGCCGCATGTGCGTGCCACCTGCGCGCGTCACCTGCGTGACCTGAAGGACGGCCCGAAGCGCGGCTTGGTGTGGAACCTGGCCGAGGCCGACAAGGCGATACGCTTCTACGAGAGCGTGCTTAAGCTGAACGGCGGCGACTTTGAAGGCCTTCCGTTCAAGCTGTTGCCGTGGCAAAAGTTTGTGGTCGGCAGTCTGTTCGGCTGGCAGGGCGCGGACGGTTACCGCCGCTTCCGGGTCGCGTACGTCGAAACTGCGAAGGGCAGCGGCAAGAGCCCGCTGGCGGCAGGCATCGGCATGAAGGGGTTGGTGGCCGACGGCGAAGCGCGCGCCGAGATCTACTCGGCCGCGACGAAAAAAGACCAGGCAATGATCTTGTTCCGCGACGCGGTGGCCATGGTCGACCAGTCTCCGGCGCTGGCGCAGCGCCTGCAAAAAAGCGGTACCGGCGAGAAGTGCTGGAACCTGGCGTATCTGGCGGCCGGTTCCTTCTTCCGGCCGATCAGCAGCGACGACGGACAGTCCGGGCCGCGCCCGCACGTGGCGCTGGTCGATGAGGTGCACGAGCACAAAACAAACGCGGTGGTCGAGATGCTGCGAGCTGGTACGAAGAGCCGGCGCCAGGCGCTGCTCTTCATGATCACCAACAGCGGCGCCAGCAAGCTAGGGCCGTGCTGGGCGTACCACGAGTCCGGCGCAAAGATAGCGCGCGGCGAGCAGACCAACGATGCCTTCTTCTCCTACATCTGCGGACTGGATGAGGGTGACGATCCGTTCGAGGACGAGGCGTGCTGGCCGAAGGCGAATCCAAGTCTGCAAGACGCCGACCTGCCGGGCTACAAGTACATCCGCGAGCAGGTGACCGAGGCGAAGGGCATGCCGTCGAAAGAGTCGATGGTTCGCCGGCTCGACTTCTGCGAGTGGACCGGCGCCGAGTCACCGTGGCTTAGTCACGAAATTTGGAAGTCGGCGTATCGGGACTTCGACTGGCAGGATCTGCGCGGCCGCCGCGCCGTCGCTGGCCTTGACCTGTCCAGCACCACCGACTTGACCGGGCTGGTGTTCCTAGTTGAGCCGCTAGCAGCAGATGAGCCTTGGAAGCTGGTCCCGTTCGCGTGGCTGCCGGAAGTGGACCTCGACAAGAAAGCGAAGAAAGACAGCGTTCCGTATTTGGAGTGGAAGGCCGAGGGCCTGCTTTCCACGACGCCAGGCCGCGCGATCAGCAAGCGCGTCATCCTGCAGCGGCTGTCCGGACTGTCCGACTTCTTTGAAATTGTGGGTGTGGCCTATGACAGGTGGCGCATCGAGGACTTGATATCGCTGGCCTCGGACGAGGGCATCACGCTTCCCAAGATGGAGCCGTTCGGCCAGGGCTACAAGGACATGAGCCCGGCGATCGAGTCGTTCGAAGAAATGCTGCTGAACGGAATGCTGGTGCACAACTCGCACAAGGTGCTGACCTGGTGCGCCGGCAACGCGGTGATCGAGCAGGACGCGGCAGAGAACAGAAAGCTCAGCAAGGAAAAGGCCACCGGCCGCATCGATTTGATCGTGGCGGCGGTAATGGCGGCCGGCTTGGTGAATGGCAGCGAGGTCGATGAGGACATCGACGGCTTCTTCGACAATCCAATTATGGTAGGACTCTGATGCAAAAAGAATCGAAGGGGCCTGGTCGAGTAAAGGCCGCGCTCTTGAACTGGCTCGGCGTGCCGCTCTCCCTGACCAATAGCGCATGGCTGGCCGATGCCTTCGGCTCTCCAACGGCCAGCGGCAAGCCGGTATCGGTCGATTCCGCGATGCAGCTGTCGACGGTGTGGGCTTGCGTTCGGCTTCTCTCTGAAACCGTGTCGACATTGCCGCTGCGCGTGTACCGCAAGCGCGCCGGCGGTGGCCGCGACGTGGCAAAGGATCATTGGCTTTACGACCTGCTGTGCAAATCGCCCAACAGCGAAATGACGCCAGGCCGACTCCGGTTGTTCATCGTCGCAAGTCTGAGCGTGCGCGGTAATGCGTTTATTGAGAAGCGCCGCATCGGCAACCGCATCGTCGCGCTGCACCCGCTGTTGCCACAAAACGTCGAGGTCAAGCGCGACGACGGTACCGGCCGCCTCATCTATCGCGTTACCGAGAATGGAAAGGTGCGCACGCTGCAAGCTGACGACGTCATGCACATCCGTGGCTTTGGCCTCGATGGTATCTGCGGAATGCAGCCGGTCGGCGCCGGGCGGGAAATCATCGGCGCGGCCACGGCCGCCAACGAAGCATCCGCGAAGATCTTCGCCCAGGGCATGCAGGCGAGCGGCATCCTGACCGTCGAGGCCGGGACGCTGGGGAAGGAACAGCGCGAGCGTATCCGGCAAAACCTGACCACGTTCTCGCAATCGACGGCGGCGGGCAAGCTGATGGTTCTCGAAGCCGGGATGAAGTACCAGGGAATCACGATGAATCCCGAGAGCGCGCAGATGCTGGCCACTCGCGGCTTCAACGTCGAAGAAATTTGCCGTTGGTGGGGCGTGCCGCCGTTCATGGTTGGGCACATGGACAAGGCGAGCAGCTGGGCGGCGAGCGTCGAAGCGCAGAACTTGCACTTCCTGACCAGCTGCCTGCGGCCGATCCTCGACAACATTGAGCAGGAAATCATTCGCTGTCTGGTGCCGCGCGAAGAGTGGGACACGATCTACGCTGAGTTCTCGGTGGAAGGTCTGTTGCGCGCCGACAGCGCCGGCCGTGCCGCCTTCTACAACAGCGCGTTGCAGAACGGCTGGATGTGCCGCGATCAAGTCTGCGCCCTGGAGAACCTGCCACCGATCCCAGGTGGCGACGTGTACACCGTACAGAGCAATCTGACCCCGCTCGAAATGCTGGGCAAGGCGCCAGCGCAGGCCGACGCGGCGCGTGTCGCGCTGAAGGCATGGCTCGATGCGCTGCCCTCGGCCGAAGCCACCACCGCTTAAGGAATTCCATGACCAAGAAAAATTTGCCGCTATTGCCGGCGGCCTTCGCACGCGCCGGCATCTCGTTCGACCTGCCGCAGGCCGCGCTGGCCCGGTGGAATCCATCGATCCAGGCGGCTGCTGCGGACGAGTACTCGATCAGCGTCTTCGACCCGATCGGCTACGACCCTTGGACCGGCGACGGCGTCACCGCAAAACGCATCGGCGCCGCCCTGCGCGGCATGGATGGCAAGGACGTGACGGTCAACATCAATTCCCCCGGCGGCGACATGTTCGAAGGCCTGGCGATCTACAACCTGTTGCGCGAGCACAAGGGCGCCGTTACGGTGAAGGTGATGGGCGTGGCCGCTTCGGCCGCCTCGATCATCGCGATGGCTGGCGATACCGTCGAGATCGGCCGCAGCGCCTTCCTGATGATCCACAACTGCTGGATCGTCGCGGTGGGGAACAAGGCTGAATTGCGTGCGGCGGCCGACACGATCGAGCCGTTCGACCGCGCCATGGCGGATGTCTACAGCGCACGCACCGGGCTGGACTTCAAGGCGGTGGCGAAGCTGATGGACGCCGAAACATTCATCGGTGGCGGTGACGCCGTCGACCAAGGTTTCGCCGACGCGCTTCTGCCGGCCGACCAGATCACGGAGAAGGCCGGCGGTAGCGGCACCACAGCAGCGCGCGCGCTCGACACCGCACTGGCTAAGGGTGGCATGCCCCGCAGCGAGCGCCGCCGCCTCATGAACGAAATCAAGGGTACGCCTGGCGCTGCCCACGAGGGCACGCCGAGCGCTGCCGAAGCGGCCGAGCTGGCCGCACCCACCGCAGCACTCTTGGGCGCTCTTGCCCGCTTTGCATCAGCAGCATCTAAATAAAGGAAACAAAATGGAAATCAGTACTAGCGATCTGCTCAAGCAGGTGACCGCCTCCCTGGAAAAAGCGTCGAGCGATTTCTCCACCAAGACCGAGCAGGCTTTCAAAGAAGCCAAAGCGGCCGGTGACATGAGCATCGAGACCAAAGCCTCGATCGATAAGTTGGCGACCGAATTCCACACGCTCGTCAAGGCCAGCGATTCGCTGAAGGCGCAGCTGGGCGAAGTCGAGCAGGCCGTCGCCGCTGGCATGGGCAACGATAACGAGCGCGCGGCGGCGATGACCGCCGGCGCCCAGGTGATTGCCAGCGAGGCGTTGAAGGCTTTTGCATCGAAGGTCAGCGGCAACGAGCGCACCCGCGTAAGCGTGCCGGTCAACGCAGCGTTGCTGTCGTCCGGTGTTGCCGTCGGCGTCGTCGAACCGCAGCGCCTGCCTGGTGTTGATGTGAAGCCGAAGCAGCGCCTGTTCATCCGCGACCTGATCGCGCCGGGCCGCACCGTGGCGCCCGCCATCTTCTGGGTGCAGCAAACCGGCTTTACCAACGCCGCGCGCGCCGTGGCCGAGGGTTCCGCCAAGCCGTACAGCGACATCGCATTCGCGTCGAAGATCACCCCCGTCAGCACCATCGCCCACATGTTCAAAGCGTCCAAGCAGATTCTGGACGACTTTACCCAGTTGATGAGCCTGGTGGATGCCGAAATGAATTTCGGCCTGAAGTACGCGGAAGAGCAAGAAATCCTGTTCGGCGACGGCACCGGCGTTCACCTGCTGGGCATTGTTCCGCAGGCGACGCCGTATAGCAGCGTCGGTATCCCTGGCGGTTCGACCGCGACGGCGATCGATGCGCTGCGCTGGGCGATGTTGCAGACCCAGCTGGCCCGCGTGCCGGCCTCGGGCCACGTGCTGCACTTCACCGACTGGGCCAAGATCGAAATGGCGAAAGACACGCTCGGCCGTTACATCATCGGCAATCCCCAGGGCACGACCGCACCGACCTTGTGGGCGCTCCCTGTGGTTCCTACCGAAGCGCCGGCGTTCCTCGGCAAATTCCTGACCGGTGCTTTCCAAAACGGCGCGCAGCTGTTCGACCGCGAGGACGCCAACGTAGTGATCTCGACCGAGAACGCCGACGACTTCGAGCGCAACATGATCTCGATTCGCTGCGAAGAGCGTGCTGCGCTGGCCGTCTATCGCCCGGAAGCCTTCGTGTTCGGCACGCTGCCGACGCCTGCGTAAATCCATCCCATCCATCCAGAGGCGGCCGCCAAGCGCGGTCGTTTTTTATTGGAGTTCCAAATGATCAAAATGAAATCGCATCATCCGCTCCTGGTGAACGGCGAAGCACTTACGGAGTTCGAGACGAACGAGCAGCATGCGCGCGAGCTGGAGCTTGCCGGCTTGGCGCTGCGCGTCGAATCCGCTCAGCCCGAGGTCGAGCAGCCTGTCGCCATCGAGGAAGAGGCCGCGCCGTCCGAGATCGATCTCGAGAAGCAGCCAGAAGCCGCGCCAGCCGCAGCCGTCGCCGCGCCCGCAAAAGTTAAAAAGGCAAAATAAATGATCCGCTTGCTCGCCCCCTACCAGTTCTATAAAACGAATCAGATCGTGTCGTTTGCCGCAGACTGGGAACGCTACCTCGTCCTGGCCGGCGCGGCCACTACCGATCTAACCGGCGGCATCCCTTACATCGCGCCAGCAGCTCCTCGCCGGCTCGTACCTGCAAGCCTGGTCGTCGGCTCCACCGGCGCCGTCCTGGGTATCGAAGGTCCAGGCGGTACGCTGATCGCAGTAGGGTCGAGCAATATCACCGCACCTGGCGCGCTGACCGGCCTGACGCTGACGGCCGCAGCCGGCGCCGTGATCGCGGCCTTCAACCTGCCGTCGAATAACGGTGGCAGCCCGCTGACTGCCGTGACGGTCACGCTCAGCAACGGCCAAAGCAACAGCGGGCTGACCAGTCCGATCACGATCGTGACGCCGGCCGGTACCGCCGTGACTGCGACTGCGAAAGCAGCGAACGACTTCTTCGAGAGCGTCGCATCGGCGGTGTCGAACAGCGTGACGCCAATGGGTTCCACGCCTTCCGTCGCCCCGGCCGTTCTGACTGCTGCGGCGATCACCGGCGCGCCGAAACAGGGTGTGCCGCTGTCGATCACGGGCGCCACCTTCAGCGGCTCGCCAACGCCAACCGTCACCCGCGTGATCCGGATGGACGGCACGCAGGTTGCGAGCGGCACCCAGTCTACCGGCTATACCCCGCTGGCGGGCGATGTCGGCAAGATTCCGAGTGTCACCGACACCGCATCGAATGGCGTTGGCTCGCCGGCTGTGTCGACCGGAGCGGGCGCTGCGGTCATTGCTGCAGCAGCCAGCGGCGTACCTTCCGCGCCGGTGATCATCGCCGCAACCGAAAACATCAACGACAACACGACGGCGGTTGTCAGCTACGTCGCGCCTTCGAGCAATGGCGGAAGCGCGCTCACCGGCTATACCGGCGTGATGACGATGGAAGACGGCAGCACCGTGAACGGCACGGCCGCAGCGGGCGCCACCAGCATGAACTTCACCGGGGTCACGGCGCTGAAGTCGCGCTCCGTGGTTATCAAGGCTGTCAACGCAAATGGTTCGAGCGCGCCTTCGGCGGTAGCCAAGGTTGCCACGCTGCGCAATATCGCCACCCGCTGCTCAGCCCCATACGAGTCCAGCCCCCAACCGCAGGCATTGGGCCATTCGACGCATTACAACGATTCGGGTCGTACGTTAGTTGCTGCAACTGTAGTATTAGCTAACTACTACAGTATGACTGAAGCAGCTGCTGGTACTTTAAGTGCAAAAGTAACTTTTGAATACCCACCAGAAAGCGGTATTCAAGATGAGTTTTTCTTTAGTGGCGCATTAATGGCTTCTATTGCCGCAGGTACTAATAAATTTAGTGATCGCTTAGTATTTACTAACATTGTCGGTGGCATTCCCGACGGCGCGGCTTTCCGCCTCAAGTATTTCTTCCAGACCACGACCGGCGGGCGCATCCCGTATTGCCATAACGGCTCGACCAGCAAATATGGTGCCAAGTATGACCTGATCCGTTTTGGCACGTCGGGGCAAGATCGCCTGACGGATGATGCAGCGACCTGGAATGCTCGCGTCAACGATGACGCGAGCAAAAATTACTGCTTCAAGCCGCTGATGATTCTGGGCTATTCGACGGTCGAGGCCGGCACGATACATGGTGATTCTAATGACGCTGGCGGCGGTGTTGACGCGGCGAGTGACACCTTCCTGCTATGCGGCCGCGGCGAGCGCCTGGTCGGTCGCGGCGGTCCATTTGTCAACCTGTCGCAGAGTAGCGAAAAGCTGGAAGATTGGCTTGACGCGAGCAAAGCGTTGCGCCGCAAAGAGGTGATGCCTTACACGCAGGTTCGCCACAACTTCTACGGCACCAACACCTTCGCAAACCAGACTGATGTGGCAGCGCTGAACGCGCTCGACGTGCGGTTCAAGAACGAGTGGGCGCCGTTCAACAAGCTGACCACCTGCACGATACCGCCAAAGAATACCCCACTGACTGGGCCATACAACACGCCGGCGAGCATGGGCTACGACGCGACGCAGGACGTAAAGCGCCTCGACTGGAGCGCCGCGCGTTTGGCAAAAACGGCCGTCAACTACACAAACGTATTCGACATCGCGCCGCTACTCGCCAGCCCGACCGACGAGCACAAGTGGGACGTTCACCCGCTCGGCCGGAATCTGACGGTGAACATGACGGCAGGCTCGAACGTCATTACCGCCACGACTGGCACGTTCAGCGCCGCCGATCCGACAACGGAACTGGTTTGCGTCACGCAGGCGTCGTATGCCGGTTCGGCCCCGTACATCTCGGACGGCGGGTTGATCGGGCTGATGCAGTACACCGACGCGACGCACGCGCTGATGACCGATCGGCTTGGCGTTGCCCGACCTGCTGGCGTAACTGTAACCGGGGTGACGATGCATATCGGTCTATGGAGTGTCACGGGTGACGGCGTCCACGGCCGCGAAGCGATGTATCAACGCATCCTGCCTGTCGCGCTGACCGCGCCGCTCTAATCCGCAAACAACTCCGCGAGCACTTATGACCTTAATCACCGAAACCGGTGCCGGCCTTGAAGGAGGGCGCGCGCCATGACCGCCATCCGAATCATTCCGCCGGCCGTGCTTGCCGTCGACATCGCCTTGGCGCGTGCTAACTTGCGCGTCGACGGCGACTACTTGGACCCGCTGATCAAGGTGTGGGTCCAGGGCATCACGCGCAAGCTCGAGCACGACGTCGGGCAATGTTTTATGGAGCAGACTTGGGAGGTCCGTCTGCCGGCGTTTCCTGGTGCGTTTGAGAAGATCGAACTGCCGCACCCCGCCATGGCGATCGCCTCGGTCAAATACGTCGACCCGTCCGGCGCCCTTGCCGAGCAGTCGTTGGATAGCTATCGGCTCGACGTTGGGCAGTACTCCAGCTCGCTGGCGCCGGCGCGCGGCGCGGCGTGGCCGGCCACTGGCGGCGACGTCGAACTAGTCGTCACTGTGAAGTGCGGCTACGGAGCGACGCCCGACAAAACGCCAGAGACGGCCCAGCTATTCATCTTGGGGAAGCTGGTCGAGCAGTACGACCCGATCACGCGGACCGAGCGCGACACCGTGCAATCCGTCTACCTCGATCGCTTGGTCGATGACCTGAAGACCTACGCATGAGCGCCCTGAAATTCAACCAGTGCATCCGTATTGAAAAGCCGGGTGGCAAAGATCCGGATTACGGCACCCCGACTGACGACTGGTTGCCGGTGATCGAAGTGTGGGCGAAGGTGGAGGACACGAAGCCCGGCAAGACCGACGCCACCCAGCAGGGACTCCGGCTGGCGCAGGACTCCGCGACCGTTTGGATTCGGTACCGCGACGGGATCACGTCCGATATGCGGATCGTCGAGCTGAGCGATCGCAAGCGGACCCTCTCAATCACCGGCGGCCCGGCCTCGATCAACGGGCGCCGGGAGTTGGAATTCACCGTGGAGAAATTCTCAGCATGAGCAGCGATACCAATATCAGCGGCGGGCGCGAGCTCGATGAGTATCTCAAGCGGCTCTCGACCGACATGGAAAAGAAGATCATGCGCACCGCACTCGCTGCTGGCGCGCGGGTCATCATGAAAGAAACCAAGCAGCGCGCGCCGGTCGGCCCTGCGTCCACGGCCAACGAAGCGCTGTACGGCGGCTACGAAGGTGCCTTGCGCGACAGCGTTAAAATTTCCTCCGGCGTCGACAAGAAGGGTTTTGTCTACGCCAGCGTCAAGGCCGGCGGGCGGACCAAAAAGGGCGCCGACGTTTTCTACGCTCACATCGTTGAATTCGGCGCGCGACCCCACGTGATCCGTCCTCGCGGCAAGAAGCGGTTGCAGCTGGGCGGCAACTTCATCGCCGGAACGGTTATGCACCCCGGTTCGCAGGGCAAGCCATTTATGCGGCCGGCAATGGACGCGGTCCAGGCCGCCGCAGTCGCCGCCATCGCTGCGAAGATCCGTGAGCGTCTGGCGAAGCAGGGCATCAACGTGCCGTCGCCGGTGGACGAATGAACGGGGTCTTCGTCATGCGCAAGCTGCTTCAGGCGCACGCGCCACTGATGGCGCTGATGTCGGCAGACAGCGTTGTCGCTGGCACGGTGCCGCAAGGCGACTCATTGCCGGCGATCGGAATCACGGAAGTGAGCCGCAGCGAATTCGCGACCGTGGCAAACGGGGAGACGTCGACCTTGGTGCGCGCGCGCATCCAGATCACAGTGCACGCGAAGAGCTACCCGAGCCAGAAGGCTGTACTGCTCGCCGCCAAGTTGGGCGCCGGCGTGCACAGCGGCGTCATCGCCGGCGTGAAGGTGCGCAGCGTGCGCCGGGGCGATGTCGGGCCCGACTTCAGTGACGACAGCGCCGGCATCTACCAGCAATCGCGTGATTTCTTCGTCCACTACATCGAACAGAATTAACGATCCAACCGATTTTTAGCCCGCCCGCCCGCATCCGCCGGCGGGCTTTTTATTTGAAAGGTAGCAAAAATGGCAAACGAAGATTTTGACCCGGATTTCCAAACCAACTCCGGCAGCAAGTTGTATGTCGCCGCTGGCCGCCCGGCCACCAACACCGCCTCCGCGTTCGCATCCAAGACCTGGATCCTGGTTGGTGCGGTCAGCAACATGGGCGATGTCACCGGCGAGACGTCGGCCACCGCAACCGTGGCCGACATCGGGAACGGCGTCAACCTGCAAAAGAAAGGCAGCGCGACGCGTACCACGGCGGAATTCCAGACGGCGCTTGTTGAGAATGACCCCGGACAGGTGATGGTCCGCACGTTCGCGTCCGCGCGCAACTTCTCGATCAACTCCTACAAGGTCGAGCGCCAAGACGGCTCCTTGCGCTATGTCACCGCTCAAGCCCAGTCGCCGACCGAAACCGCCTCAGGCATCGATGACGCGGTGATGTTCGGCTTCTCCCTGCTCCGCCAGAGCGACACCGTCCGCGTAGCCGCTCCGGCGCCCGCAGACGACTAACACGGCCTTTCGGCCATCCCCAGCACCGACCCGGACCGCTTCGCCCTTCGAGGGGCGGGTGGGCCGGGCACGGGCATTTATCACTCCTCGAAGAAAGAAATTACCATGAACCAAGATCAAAACGCTGTGTCGACCTCGGCAACCTTCAACGTAGGCGACTTCGAAGCCAGCGACACCGCCTGGCTGGAAGTTCAAAACAAAAAGGACGACGGCCCGCTGATGTCCAACGGCGCGCCAGTTCGCATCCTGGTGCGCAGCCCCGGCACCAAGGAGGCGATCAGCGCCCAGCACCGCATCGATCTGGCGGCCACCAATCGCATGTATGCCGCGATGCGCGGCAAGCAGGTCAACGAAACCGTCGAAAGCAAGACGGAGACCTCCGTTAGCAAACTGCTCGCGGTCACCGGCGAAATCCAGAACTTCCCGATCTCGCCGAAAGAGCTGTATTCGAATCCGAAGCTGGGCTACATCACCGAACAGGTGACCAAGTTCCACGGTGACTGGGCAAATTTTTAACCAGCGTCGGTGACGGGATGGCGTTGTACGTCAGGCATTCAGCCTGGCTCGACGCCGTTCCCCAGCGCGAAGGCAAGAAAGACATGCCGGAGAACACCGTGTCTCGGCGTGATGCAATCCTGGCAAAGGGTCGCTCTGTCGACATGCCCCATCTGGAGTGTGGTGACTATTTGATCAGACACCTCTACGACATCGGTCCGACGCTGTCGGGCGGCATGGGGAATGGCCCCGTAACGTACAGCGAGATCGAGGCGTGGCAACGCGTCACCGGCATCCAGCTCCTCCCGTGGGAAGCCGCGTTGTTGAAGCGGTTGTCCGGTGAATATCTGGCTGAGTCGCACGCGGCCACCAAGCACGACCGGCCGGCGCCATTCGGCACACCACCGGCTATGCGGCGATCTACGCGATCGGAAATAGAACGGAAGCTCGATAGCTTCTTCGATTAAGGCCAGCCATCGCGCTGGCCTTTTTTTACTGAATTATCCGCACACAGCGGCTTTGTATTGGGCGAACATGATCATCAGCCAAATGGAGATCCGGCTAAGTGCGGGCATCGCCCGCCTTCAGCAGGACTTGGACGCCGCCCGCCGCGCAGTCGGCGGCACCATGGATAGGATCAGCGCGAGCGTGGCTGGCGCGATGAAGATGTTCGCTGGTCTTGCAGCAGGATTTTCCGTAGCCGCGCTCGCCGGATTCGTGAAGTCGAGCATCGATGCCGTTGATGCCCTCAACGATTTGAGCGTACGCAGCAGGGTGGCCATCGAAGACTTGGCCGGATTAGCCTATGGCGCCAAGCTCAGCGACACCACGCTCGAAGGGGTAGCGGACTCCATTACTAAGCTCGGGCAGAATATCGGCAAGGACGGCGCCAAGTTCCGTGCTCTCGGCATTACGGCGAAAGAGCCGCTTGAGGCCTATAAGCAGCTTGCGGACATTTTTAAGGACATCCAAGACCCGCAGCAGCGCGCGGCGTTTGGTGCCGAGGCCTTGGGTAAGACATGGCAATCGTCTGCCGTCTTGCTTGAGAGTGGCGCGGAAGGCATCGCCGCCCTCATCGATGAGGGTAAGGCTTTGTCCGGCGTGACCGAGCAGGTGGCCGCCGACGCGGGGCGCTTCAACGACAAGATCGACGAGATGGGCTTTATCGTGCGCGGGGTAGGCACCCGTATCGCCGCTGATCTGCTGCCTATGCTCAACTTGCTGGTGCAGGACATGAGCGCCACCGGCGACGAGGTCGACAGCGCGGTCGAGAAATTCAACCCGTTGACCGAGGTGCTTCGGGTGCTCATCATCTTGGGCGGGAACGTTGGCTTTGTTCTGAAGGGGATTGCCAGCGAAATTGGCACTTGGGCGCAACAGATCGGGGAATACTATTCCGCCATAGGTCAGTTTATCGGCCTCGACTTCTCGGGCGGATGGGCCACCCTAAAGGCAACATTTGGCAAGGGCGGCATAGGCGACCAGGCAGCGGCTAGCGCAGCGGACGCGCGCGAGGCGTTCGACAAGTGGGAGGCCAGCTGGGTCAACGTGGGCACGGCGGCGGACCGTGAGAGCAAACGCGCCGAAGCGGCCGGCAACGACATGGCTGACGCCTTGATCAAGAATTTCACCGGCGCAGGCAAGGCGGCCGGCGACAGCAGCGCAAAGGTGGCCGCGTTCCTCAACTCGAGCGAAGTCAACGGCGCGCGTCAAAAGGCGGCCGACAGCACCGCATCGGCCGCAGCGAAAGAGCAGTCGGCCTATGCGGGGTTGATCGCCTCCATCAAAGAGAAGATGGCCGCGAGCCGGGCAGAGATTGCCGGGGCGGGGTCGCTGACCGCAGCGCAGCAGATCCGCATTAAGCTCGATGAGGAACTGGCGGCCGGCAAGGTCACCTTGACCGACAAGCACCTCAAGGAAGTGCGCGCGTTGATCGATAACGCCGAGGCATTGGAGAAGAACGCCAGCGCGGCCAAGCAGGTGCGGGAAGCCGTCGCCGCGCTAGCCGACGAGCGCGACAAGAATTACGAGAGCCTGGTGGCCGAGGCGGTCGCCAATGAAAAATTGGTCGAGACGTTCGGCAAGACGAAGAAGCAGATCGAGATGATGACGCTGGCGCGCGACGAAGATCGTCTGGCGCAGCGCGCCTCGTTGGAGTTGGACGAGAAGGCCGTCGCGCAGCTCGAGCGCGAGATCGAGGCGCGCAAGCGTGGCGTCGTCGCCCTCGGCACGCTTGACGTGCTGGAGCAGCAGAAGAAAGCAACCGATGATGCTGCCGCCGCTCAGTCGGAATTCTGGAAAAGCATCGATGAGACTGCGCACGCCACTTTCGTGAGTATTGCCAACGGAAGCAAGGACGCTGCGCAGCGCCTGAAGGATACCTTCAAAAACGTGTTCTTCGACTGGCTGTACCAGCAGACGATCAAGAAGTGGTTCATCAACGTCGGCTTGGTCGGCACCACCAGCGTGGCTGGGGCAGCTGAATCGGCCGCAGGCGGCAGCGCGGGCGGCCTGGGCAGCTTGATCAATGCGGGCAAGTCTATCTACGAGGGCTTCGCATCCGGCTTCGCTGGCGCGGGCGCCACGTTGGGCGGCTACGTCACTACGCTGGGCAACCTGTTCGGATCGTCGGCCACCTCGGCCTTCGGCGCCGGCTTGAGCATGTCCAGCACGCAAGCGGCTACAGCGGCCGCCGCGTACAACGGCGCCGGCATGGCCGGCACTGGCTCGGCCATCAACGCCGGCGCCGCTGCTGCGCCCTACGCCAGCCTGGCGGCCGGCGCAGCCGTGGGCTTCTTCGGTGGGAACCTAATCTCTGGGCAGTACGGCAGCAAGGCCACCACCGCGCTCGGCACCGCCATTGGCGCGGTCATCGCAGGACCGCTGGGCGCGGCGATCGGCGGCCTGCTGGGTGGTGTGGCCAACAGGGCGTTTGGCATGGGCGACAAGAAGGTGACCGGCCAGTCGATCGAAGGCATGCTCACGCCGACCGGCGCCACGGGCAACAATCTGTCGAGCTGGACGCAAAAGGGTGGGTGGTTCCGTAGCGATAAGAGCGACACCACTCCGACCGCCCTGAGCGGCGAACAATCGGCGCTGTTCACCACGGCATATAAGGGCATCCTCGATCTGTCGAAAACCTTCGGCGATGCGCTGGGCGTGGAGACGTCCGCACTGTCGACGCGCTTGCAGAAGCTGAGCATCGACTTCAAGGGCTTGACCACGGACGCCGAGAAGGGCGCTGCCGTCACCAAGTTCTTCGAGGGCGTCGCCAACACGGTGGCCGCCGAGCTGGTGCCGTCGATCGCTAAGTTCGCCGCCGAGGGAGAAGCGGCCAGCGCCACCTTGGTGCGCTTGGCCACCGATTATCGCAACGTCGACGACATTTTTGCGGCCATCGGCGCCACCATCAAACAAACCGGGCTGGCCGGTATCGAGATGCGCGAGGGCTTGATCTCCGCAGCCGGTGGACTCGACGCGCTGGCTGCTGGTGTTGGGTATGTCCAGCAGAATTTCATCAGCGAGGCGGACCGGCTGGTCCAGGCTCAAAAGCAACTGGCTGATGGCCTGTCCGGCATCGGCTATTCAGCGCTCAAGACCAAGGATGATTTCAAGGCAGCGGTACAGGGCTTTGACTGGACGCGCGAAGGCGCAGCCGGACTGTTCGTGCAGCTCCTGGCTTTGGCGCCCGCCTTCAAGGAAGTAACCGATGCCGCCGACGCTGCGGCCAAAGTCGCGTCGGAGGCTGCGCAGGTGGCATCGGAGGCGGTTAAGCAGGCAGCGATCGTGGCCGCGCAGGCGGCGAAAGATATGGCTGCAACCCTGCTTTCCAATGTCGATGAAGCTTTCGCTGTGCTGCAGCGTGTTGTCGATCGGGAGAAGGCTATAAACGCACAGGCGCACGCCGCTGAGATGAAGGCCATGCAAGCTCGCATCGATATCAGCACGTCGTCGATCACCAAGCTGAAATCCCTTTCGGACAGCCTGAAGTCCAGCTTGGACGCGATGAGTATTTCCGGTACCGGCGACTCCGATGCGCGAACCGTCGGTCAAGCGCAAATACGGGCAGCACTGGCTATTGTCAAAGCCGGCGGCCCGCTGCCGACTGCCGATTCACTGAAGGAAGCGCTGTCGAGCATCACGAAGGATGCGAGCGACCAGTTTGCAACCTACGACGAGTATCTGACCGACTTCTACAAGACGCAAAACGATATCGCGGCGCTCGGGAAAGTCTCCGACGCCGCGCTGTCGGTCGAGCAGAAGACGCTGGACTTGTTGCAGGCGCAGAAGGATGCGAGCCAGGTAGCCTACGACGCCGAGTTGGCGCGCCTGAATGATTTGGTGGAAACGACTCGCTCGCAGATCGACGTGCTGAAGGGCATGGACACCTCGTTGCTGACGATCAACCAGTCGTTGCAGGCGGTGCTCAGCGCAATTGTCCAGGCGCGCGCAAATCCGATCGTCAGCGCGCCAGCCGGCATTACTCAGTCTTATCAGGACGCCTTGGGCCGCGCACCTGATAAAGCCGGCATGGAGTTCTGGCAGCAGCAGGCCGCGAACGGATCGTCGCTGGGTGATATCGACGGGTTGATCAAGGGCAGCGCGGAAGCCCAGGTTCAGAAGCTCTACAAGGAGCTGCTCGGCCGAAGCGCTGATGGAACCGGTATGGATTACTGGTCCAGTCTGATGAACTCGGGCACGTCCGTCGATAGTATCCGCGCCGCCATCAAGGCGGACAGCGAATACAAGTCACTGCACCCGTTCGCAGTCGGGACCAACTTCGTGCCACGCGACATGCCGGCATACATCCATGAGGGCGAGGCGATCATCCCGGCCGCAGACAACCGAGAGCTGATGTCGCGATTGAGTGCTCCGGCGGCGAATAACAGCGCCGAACTGATTGCCGAGCTCAGGGCGCAGCGCGATGAGCAGCGCGTGGAAAACGAGAAGCTGCTCAAGGTGGTCGAGTCGCACCTGTACGCGATCGCCAAGAGCGCCAAAAACACCGAAGACTTCCTCGACGGCGCCGTCAACGGCGGCGCGCCAATCGCAACCAAAGCCGAGGGACCCGCATGATTATTTTGGACCCGATATCGGTAGCCAATCCGGGGGTGTTCGTCAGCTCCAATGTGCCGGAGGACGACTATCCGGCGCACGGTTTGGGGACGGTGTATGCAGCAGGTGATCGGGTGATGGATCCGGTCGCGCACATCAACTACGAATCGAAGCAGGGCGCGCGCGCGGTGGTAACGCTCACCGCCGCGTCGCCGGCTGTCGTGAGCTGGGTGGCGCATGGCCTTGTGCTCGATACGCCGATCTCGTTCTCCACGACCGGATCGCTTCCGACAGGCCTGGTCGCCGGCATCGTGTACTACGTGCGCGCGCCAGTAGCTAACAGCTTTAACTTGGCCGCGACACCTGGCGGTGCTTTGATCAACACCCCCGGGACCCAGTCCGGCGTTCATACAGCGACTGCCGGACAGAACATCGGCCAAGCGCTGACCGATACCGCGTACTGGCTGCCGAAGGGCGCAACGAACCGCTGGCGGATGTTTGACACCTACAACAACACGCAGACCGAGAATCCGGAGTTAATCTTGATTGAGGTCGACCCGAAAGCAATCGCCCAGGGGGTCTACATCGGCAATGTCGAGGCGGCCGAGATCGTTATTACGTCGACGGACCCAGTCTCCGGTGTGGTCTACAACCAGGCCACGAGCATGCAAACGTCCAATTCCGGGAGCAGTTTTTATCGTTGGCTGTTCGGCCGCCGCCGCAGGAAAATCTACTTCCTTACCCTTGATCTTCCGCTGTACTACGCCGCCCGCGTGAAGATCGAGATCAAGAACCCTGGCGCCGTGGCCAAGTGCGGCATGTGCAATGTCGGGCCCATCGAGGACGTCGGACTGACCCAATGGGGAATTGGCACGGACATTAAGGATTACTCGACAACCCGCTTTAACTTCGACGGTACGAGCGAGTCGACCGAGCGTGGGTTTTCCAAGCGGATGACCTTGGACGTGGTGCTGGACAACGACATGATCGACTACGTACAGGAGAAACTTTCTGCAGCGCGTCAACGTTCGATGGTCTACATCGGCATACCAGAGTTCGGGTCGACCGTTCTATGCGGGAAGTACTCGTCTTTCAAGAACGTGATTCCGGACATTGGATATTCAAAAATGGCACTACAAATTGAAGGGACCGTATGACGATCACGAAGCTGATGGAAGGGCTGCCGAACCAGTCGATGTCGCAAGCCGATTTCGACGCGGCGGCTGGCAAGTATATGAGCGAGCTTCCCGCTTGGGGCGCGGAGGTCAACGCCACCAAGGACGACATGAACGCGCTCGCCTTGGCCGCCGGCGCCAGCGCGGACATTGCGAGCACGAACGCGGAAAATGCCAGCACGAGCGCTGGCGTGGCGACTGCGAAGGCCGTCATCGCCACCGATCAGGCCGGCATCGCCACGACCAAGGCCGGCGAGGCGGCGAACAGCGCGGCGGCGGCGGCGGCGGCGGCAACAGCTATCGACAAGAAATATCTTGGCCCGAAGGCATCGCCCCCAACGCTCGACAACCAAGGCGCGGCGCTGGCCGCAGGCGCGTGGTATTTCGACACCGCGCTGAACCGGCAGCGTGTCTGGAATGGCGCGGTGTGGGTGGACGGCCTCTACGGGACAGCAGGCGTGACCACGATTAACGATCAGGTGGGAGTGGTCAAGCTCAAGACGATCAACGGCGCCGATTTGGTTGGGGTGGGGGACATCATCACCCGGACCACGGCGCCGGTCGAAGCGCGCAGCAACAACACGCAGATCGTCGGTGCCGATCGCGGTAAGTGGCTGCGGCTCTCCGGCACTTTTACTCAGACGTTCGCGTCGGCCGCCACGCTCACCGATGGCTGGACTTGCTTCATCACCAATGCCGGAACCGGCGAGATCACCATGCCCGACGTCGACGCATGGGGCGACATTTGGAAAATGTATCCGGGAGAAACGCGCCTGTTTGTCTCCGATGGAACAGTACTGCGCACGGTGATTATCGAGGCCTTCCGATTCTTTTCGCAAACCAGTGGCGTTTTCGCCAAAGCGCCCGGCTATCGGTATTACGATCTGGCGCTAAGCGGTGGCGGTGGCGGCGGCGGTGGCGGTGCTGGCGGTGGATCGGGAAACGCGAATTGGAGCGCGGGCGGGGCGGGCGGCTCAGGGGGCGGTGGTGGTTCTTCTGGTCGAGCTGCCCCCATAGTCAGGGCTAGGCTTAAAGCGGCGGTCCTTCCAGCTTCGGTTGCGTTTCTCTTGGGCGCTGGCGGGGTTGGCGGGGCTAAGGGTACTGGTGGCGCTGCAAGTGCCCCATCTTCCAACGGCATTAATGGAACTGGGGGTCTGCTAGGCGGCCCCGGCGGCGCAAGTGTTTTCGGCACCGCAGCTGCGCCGGCTTCGTACATAAGCATTTTAGGAGGTGTGCCCGCTGCGACTTCAGGGACTCGCGGAAGGGGAGGTACGAACGGATCCTTTACACTAGGGGAGGCAGGGGGTTCGGCGCTGAGTGAAGATCCCACTACGGCCGTATTCTGGACTGGTGCAACGCAATACCCAGTGCCTGGAGGTAGTGCGGGCTTTGGCTCTGCCACTACGGGCGTGGCAACGTCCGGTTATGGGCCAGCGAGCGACGGGGGATCTGGAGCCGCCAGTGGTGAATCTTCTTTCACGACGCTGATTGCTCCCGCTGCTGGTGGCGCGGCCCCGGCGGCCGCTGCCGCGTCCTTTGGCCTGCCAGGAAACAATGCGTCATCCATCGTGCAAGCCGGTCCAGGCGCTGGGGGGGCTGGCGGCGCTGGTGGTAGCGGTAGCGTCGGCAAAGGTACGTCTACAGCTAACGCCGGCAGTTCGGGGAAAGGCGGCGATGGGAGCGACGGGGGACTTGGCGGCGATGGTTTCGTCGAAATTCTTGGAGTAATTTAATGCGCGCACACATTCTTGATGCAGACGGCTACATCATAAACACGGTTATCGTACCGACGTTGGACTTCATTCCCGGACTGGTCGACGCCACCATTATAGGGGGCCGGATTGGCGATCGTATCGTCGACGGGGTGCTGATACCGAAGATAGATCCGCTGCCGCCGGAGCCGGAAGAACAACCGGCCGAACCACCTGTAGCAACCACGCCCGCTTAAGCGGGTTTTTTTACGCCTAGAGAAAGCGCCCATGCCACTTCAACCACCAAACGCCGAGGACAGTATCGCCGGCATCAAATACGGCGTTCTAATCTTCTCCTTCCTCGGCGCCGCCGTGTCGCTCAGCTACGCGAAGGAGTTGACGCGCCCGCAGGCGGTCACAGCGGTGCTGACCGGTACGGCCGTCGCCGTCATGGCAACGCCAATGGCGCTGCACTATCTCGATCTGCCCGCCAGCCTCGAGCGTGCGGTGGCTTTCTTCGCCGGCCTGGCCGCGATGCGCGCGGTGCCGGTACTTTTCCATCTCATCGATCGGCTGCGCGACGTCAAGTTGCCGTGGCTGTCCGAGCCGAAGGAGTAACGACATGGCACTCACTCCCATCATCCAGGCGCTGGCCTGCATCTACGTGTTTTACATCAGCACGATCTCGCTCAACAAAATGACCAAGGACACGCCGAACAACATCCGTTTCGCGCATGTCTCGCTGCTCGCCGGCAGCGCCGCCGGCCTCGCATCTTGCGTGGTCGAGCGCGACGTCTTCGAATGCCTGTTCGCGGTTGGCATCGCGCTGTATGTGGCCAGCGGCCGCAGAAAAAATGAGGTCTGATATGAACCTGTCCGAACACTTCACCATCGAGGAGCTGGTAGCTTCTCAGATCGCCACCCGGCGCCGGATCGACAACAGGCCGGCGCCTGCCATTGTCGAGAACTTGCGGCGCCTCGCCGGGGTGCTCGAGCAAGTGCGCGCGCTGGTCGGTCGCCCGGTCACCGTATCGAGCGGCTACCGGTCCCCGGTGTTGAACGCGGCGGCCGGCGGCGCGCGCGACAGCGCCCACATGCAAGGCTTGGCCGCTGACATCACCGTGGCCGGGCTGGCGCCGAAGGAGCTCGCCCGAGCCATCGTCAAGGCCGGCATCGAGTTCGACCAGCTGATCTACGAAGGCACGTGGGTGCATATCGGCCTCGCCGCCGGCAAGCTGCGCAACCAAGTGCTGACGGCCACGTTCGCGCCGCACGGCGTCGTGTATTCGAAGGGGATCACGTGAGCCCGCTCGCCATCAACCCCGTTGCACTGCTCGGCGCCGCCGCGCTGGCACTGGCGATCGGCTTCGGCGCCGGCTGGCAGGTGCAGGGCTGGCGCGGCGCGGCCGCACTGGCCGAGGTCAAGCTCGACAACGCCGAGGCCATCACCGGCGCCTCCGTCGTCGCGCTGGCTGACTACCAACTGGCGGCCAAGACGATCAAGGAAGCTGCCGCCGGCGCGCAGGTCGACAACACCGCCATCCTCGGCCAGTTGGCCGTCATCAAAAGGAACTATGCCAATGCGAAACCTGCACCTTTGCCTCCTGATTGCCGGCCTGGCCCTGACCGGCTGCGCTACCTCTCCGAAACCGCAGCCGCCGCCAACGCGGCCATCGCTCGACCAGTATCTGGCAAGTGAATGTCAGCCGCTTCCGCCGGCGCCGACTGTCGATGACTTCGACGTGGTGCTGGACTGGGCCGGCAGCCTGATCGCGGCTTACGCCGATTGCGCCATCCGGCACCGAAAGACGGTCGACGCCTGGCCGAAATGAAATCACACCGATAGGAGCTTTATGACCACCTCCAATACGACGCCGCGCGCGTACGTCAACACCACACTGTTCGGTAACTTCCTGCGCCCGTTCCATTCCACTTCGCCATGGAACAGGCGCCCGATCAATCCGACCTTCGACCCGTTCGTTATCCCGGCTGACCTCTACCCTCCCAACATCGGGGAAGGCCCTTATTCGGCTGGCGCTTTCGAGGCCGCCGCTTCCGATCCTGCGGTCACGGTCTACCCGTTGCCGGGGGCAAAGGGTGTCTGGGACCCGGACGGCGAAGTCTGGCTGCCGTCGGTAACGATTCCTCGCTGGCCGGCCAACGCAACGCCTTCGACCAGCGGCGACGGTCACTGCGACATCGTGGACTCGGTCACGGGCATGGTGTATTCGCTGTGGACCCTCAAAAGCATCGATGGCCGCTGGTGCGCTACGCAATGCGCGTGGACGAAGATCACCGATACCGGCTGGGGTGATCCTGCACACCACTATCAGGGCGCGCGCGCGGTCGGCGTCGCGCCAATCGGCGGCTTGATCCGCAAGCATGAAGTCAACGACAACAAAGCAAATTACGAACACGTTCTTTCCATGTCGCTGACGTTCAGCGGGTTGGGTGGGGGTGGAAAAACAAACACGCCGGCGTACGTGCATCCGGGCACATCTGCAGACGAATACGCCTGGAGCCGGAACTACGGGCAGATTCCAGAAGGCGCGCTCGTCATGCTGCCGCCCGACTTCGACTCCAACGTGCTGTGTACGCATCAGCTGCGCAAGGTCGCCAACACGTTGAAGAAATACGGCGCGCGCGTGGTAGACCAGAACGACGGCGTGCCGTTCTTTATCTACGTCGAAAACGGCAGCGGCTACAACATCATGGGCAACGATCCTAGCGGCTGGAACTGGGCGGTGGTCAACGACCTGCATCGTATGCGTGAAGCCCTGCGTATGGTCACTGGCGCCGAACGCTGGGTGGCCGGCGCTATCAATGGTGTTGAGGCCACCTTGCCGGCACTGGTGCCACAGAACACGTTATCCATGCGGGGTACGTGGCGCTTGGAAAGCGAGACAGACCACAAGTCCACCAACGCCGGCGGGGCGTTCTACGACACCTGGTCGCAATCGTTAAAGTTTCCGGCAACCACCGAACCGATCAAGCTGATCAACAGCAGCTCACGGAATATAAGCAAAGTTAGCTGGGCGGAATTGAAGTCTGGCGACAAGGTCCAGATTACGGCGAAAGCCACGGGCGGGGCAAAACTGTGCCTCATCATCTGGGGCTGGGTGAACGGCAAAAACCAGCAGGTCCATGACACCGGGCTGCTCTGCGACGGTCAGTCGCGTACCCTGGTCCTGCCTCCTGGCTGGTGGTACACCTTCTATGCCGAGAGCGGCGGGGAGGGCGTACCGTCGGAGATATCGGGCGCGATGGTGAAGGTGGCGCCGTAGCGCGCCCGGACGCCGCACCGCTTCGCCTACAACGGCCCGGGCACGGCGGCCGTCAAGGCGCAGCTGGTGGCCGAGTAGGGGCGGCGGGCGCGCTGGTTACGGCGCCAGCTTGCACACGGCGGCGACCTTGGTCACGTTGCTGTTGGCGTCTATCGTTCTGGTGACTGTGCATTCCGACGTCGCCGCCCGGAGGGGCTGAGACAGCGTGAGCTCCGCCGCGCGGCCGTAGCCGCACTGTAGCCATTTCTGATGCTCCGCTCCTGGCGCAAGCTTCCACGTAGCCGTGATCCGTCGCTCCGCTTCCTTGTAGGTGTCCGGCACCGCGTAGGTGTAGCTCTCTGGCGGCCCGTACATCACGTCCGCTGTGGTCGCCTCGAGTGGCGAGGGTGCGTATGGCGCCCACCCCGCCGGCGCGCCTGCAAACCGTATATGTTCGTTGGGAAACTTGGCAGGGCAGGTGACTGTATAACTCGACGCAGCTGCACCGCCCGCCACCAGGCTTGCGCAACAGCTCATGATCAGCAATCTCATGGCGTCTCGATCACGTAGTACATCTCGGCATCGTTGCTGGGGCTGTATCCCGCTTTGGCGCGGTCCTTAGCCGTCTGGAACGAAATTCTACGCGATTGCACCAACGGCCTATTCCTATATTGGTCGATGACCCAAAATCCTTCCGGGTCTGCACGCAAATAGAACGCTGCGTGCTTCCTATTGGGCCTGAGAGGCCAGCGCCCGTTTTCGAAGGTGGCGATCGCCGTGCCTGGTGCGATATAGCCGCCGCCGACGACCTGCTGGCCAGCCCTCCATCGTCCAGTCCACCCCGCCTTCGTGTAGTGCTGGATCAGCGCCACACACTCCTTGTCGCCAACTTTTTCGGTGCGCTGTAGTGCGGGCGCTCCCGCGTAGACGTGCTTCAT